AATAAGAATTATAGTAAAAGTCAACAAAGTCACATAGTAGGTCTCTACGAAGACACTGGTTTGATGAAGAACCCCAGAATAATATATAATTTTCAAAATGAGGATTTATATTTTGATTTGTTAAATAAGTTCTCAGTACATTGCAATCAATATCACAATAAATACCATCAACATGATGATCTATAAAACTATATACACTATATTCTTTTGTATTACATTTATTGAATAACACACTTTCAAAGTTATCAACTAGTGTTACGTCGTATTCTAAAATACAAACATATTCATATTCACTAAATAAATTATTTTTGGAAATAGCATACCATGCTGTAAATGTGAGTAATTTTTTTTCATATTCAATATTATTTTCTAAGTTACGTGCAATAATGAGTTTAGAATAACTGCTATACTTTTCATCTATTTCATTATTGCCTACAAATATTATATACTGGTTCTTATCTATAACTTTAGAAACACTATAACTGTCGTGACATATAAATACAATTACACAAGACATGATATACTTAGTATTTTATAATATTTATATTTTTTTAACCAAAAATAAGTAATTATATGCAAAATATAAATTATCTAAACAATTATTAAGTAATGGGTGAAAATATTAATTATAAAATAATAGATAAAAAAACAACAGAAGAAGTACCGCGACTAGATGATATGTATTATGAAGCAGACACAAGTGTTCCTTTAATTAAACAGCAAATTAAAGAATACTTATTAAAAAGATACAAGGTAAATATCAACCCAGAACACATTAAACTAAAGTCTAAAAGTTACAAAAGTAATGCTCAATATATTCCAGATATTGAAATTTCAACTGTATTTAAAAACCCAACATCTAAAGATAATGTAATTACTTTTGAAATAGAAAATAATAATGAAAACAACATCCCAAATATATCAGAAGTAAGAACAAGTAGAGAAAAAACATATACTGATATTAACGGCAACCGATTCACATATAGTGGCGAGAAAGATGATAATGGTTATCCTACTAAAAATGGAATTATAAAATATATAAGTGGTGATGATATAGGAAATGAATATGTTGGAATGTTTAATGAAAATTATCTACCTAATGGTCAAGGAACAATGACTATTCATAATGAGTTAGACCCAGTTTGGAAATATTCGGGAACTTTTTCTAATGGAAAAATTCAACCAAAAAATGTAACTATTATTTATAAACCAAATAATAAACATAATTATAGAGAATACAAAGGTGATGTTATAAGTGAGTTTAGAATACGTCCTCATGGTTATGGAAAAATGATACTGGACAATTTAGATGAATATGTAGGCGACTTTGCGTTGGGACTTTATAAATATGGTTCAATGTATTATAAAAATGGAAACATTAACGTATATAGTGGTTCTTGGCAACGTAATAAACCAAATGCATATGGACGTACTGCTGGTCACGGAATTATCATAGATAATAAAAATAATAGATACGAAGGAGATGTTGTTGACGGAGTGTATGAGGGTTATGGAACGATGGAATATAATGATGGAAGTAATAGACGACTTTATGACGGATTGTGGAGTAAGGGACAACCAAGTTATGGGGAAATGACTTATAAAGATGGTCGCCCACCTTATCAAGGAGTTTGGAAAAATGGAGAACCTATCCCTCAAGAACCTAAAACGATTAATATTCAAATTGGAACTCCACAAGGTTCTCCGAATAGACGTAGAGGTAATGATAGTCCACCCAAATTAAGTAGAAAAAAGGGAGGAAGAATTGTGACAAGAAAGTATAGAAACCAGAAAAAACGGCGAACTACAGTTGGAAATAAAAAATCAAAAATAAAAATCAAAAAAGTAAACAAAAGTAGAAAACATTCATAAATTACAAATTTGGGTTTGTAATTTATCGTTGTTGAAAAATTATTTCTTGTATTTTCTGGTTCTTCTTCTTGTACTTCGTTTGGTTTTTTTATATCTTCTGCTTTTACCACGACCACCAAAAGAACGGTCGTTTAAATTTGATTCTAAAATATAATACTGGTCAGTTTCTGCATCAGATAATTTTCTTGCATCTTTTTCTTTTTTTAAATATTCATAACGGATTTTATACTTATTAAATAGAGCATTTCTTAAACCAATTTTTGTTTTTAGTTCATCTTTATTAACTTTAGGGTTCTTTTGTAAAATTTTAATTTGATCAGTCAAATTATCTACTTCATCAAATTGAGTTTTTGTAATAGGTTCTGAACCGTTATTGTTACTTGTAAACTCCGGAATTATAGGATTATTTTGTCCTATTGGTGCCACTGGATACCCAGCTTCACCATAACCAGTATTATCTTCTCGTGATGGCCCGGATACATTTCCAGTATTTCCTAATCTAGTTTCAAATGAACCAAAACGTGTGTCAAGTTCATCAAGTTTTTTTTTCAGAGCAGAAACACTAACATCCCAACCGAGTTTATCTACTACCCCACCCTTGTGATTTTTTTTAGTATTTTTTTTCTGGCTACGCTTCATTTATATTATACGAATATTATTTTTATAGTATTTTATATTTTCATTCGTTACAACTTTCAAAATCTTCAGAAAAAGCATCTTCTGCAATTACTTTTTCTTCGATATCTTCCGCATTTTCATTAGTAAATTTCTCTAAATATCTATAAATACGATTAATATCTAATTTATTTATTTCATAATTTTCAAACAAGTTTAAAATTTCTGCATCATCGTGCTTTGACCGAATGTCCATAAAAAAAGAAAAAATATCTTTTTTATCCATACCCAACTGTTGGCATAAATTTTGTATAAACAACGAATTATTATACTCGGTTGAATATTTAGTCAATACTTTTGTAAAACGAACTTCTGTTGGATTATATTTTATTTCTTTTTTGATCGTATCTTTATATGTTTCGTGAAATATTTTATTGTTTTTAAATGTTTTAATGAGAGAACTCATTTCGTTAAACTGCCATATTTGTTTCTGAAAAGTAATACGATCAATATAATCAGCGAAACACATATTATCAAGTAAATTCATATACAGTGGTATAGAGTTTTTTTTATCAGCCTTGTCCAAAACGTCAATTACGTTTTCGTGCCATAAAAGTGCAACAATTGTTCGGTCTGTATCATTCATAAGCGTGTTGTGGTCATTTAATGAATAATGATTATTAATTAATTTTTGGGTTATTTTTTTAGTATCATCATTGTAAGATTTTGTTTGAAAAATATTCTGTATTATATTACTCTTCAAAATATGTTCATTTTTTCTATAAATTTCATAGATGGTTTTTAATTTTCTCAAATCGTGTTGGACAAACTTGTATACATTTTCTCTCAAGTCATTTTCCATATTTGGCATAAGTGTTTTCATAACATCATTCATTTGTTTCATTGACGGAGTTTTCAATTCTACTGTACTACATACTTTCATCAAATCTTTTATTTTTTTATCAATATGATAATTCCCAATACAAATAATAGGGTTATTCGTCAACTCTTCTAGTTTTTGTTTTTTGGTTTTTTTTGGTCGGATTAATTTAATCAACATATTGATTCCTCCTTTGTCACCGTTATTCATTCCATCAATTTCGTCCATCACAATGACAATTTTTTTCACTTTTTTGTAAAACATACTCATAATGTTTTTGTCCGACATATTGTTATTCGTAATTGTTTCAATGATAGACTTGTTTCTTATATCTCCGGCGTCATATTTTATTACGTCATAGTCCATTTCTTTCAAAATATTCATAACAAATTCGGTTTTACCGGTGCCGGGTTCTCCATAAACATAAATACCTTTTTTAAACAATAAATTGTTTTTATTCAACTCAAAATTTCTTAGAATATTTTTAATTTGTTGAGCTTCGTTGTCTCTATTCAACAGTTTATTAATATTCAATTTGTCCATTTTATATTTCTAACAATATTCTTTTTATGTTGATTTTTACTCAATCTAGAATCTTTCAAATATTCATTTATTATATTTGAACAATTTGTAGAATTATTTTCTCTGCAAAAATCAAGTAAAAAGTAATTGAAATTCGGATAAATGGTATTCTTGTATAAATATTTTTTGTAAGAAGTCCATCTTTTAAAATTTTCTCTCATTAAACAAGAAATCACAAGTTGGTTGTCCTTACGAATCATATCACGAACATAACTTTCATACTTGTTCGTTGGTATTAATTTGTAAATAATATGATGATTTTTAAAATATGTTTTTTTGTCTAACCATACAAGTGTAGATAGTGGTATAAATTGTTTAATATAGTCAATAATATCTTCTGGCATTTGTTGGATTAATAATAAATATTTGTCTCCAATATTCATTATTATAAAAGAATATAATATTCTTTACTATTTTTTTATACAGTGTTGCCAGAAGCATCACACGGATTAGGCACACCATAAGTGATACCATCCCAAGCAATACCACAACTATTTGCCCAATTGTATTTTGCACAGTTACCACCAGATCCAACATAAGGCGCGACTGAAAAATTCATTGTTAAATGATCTCCTTTTGCAACACTTCCATTACAACTGCCTAAATCTTTTACATTGACACATCTTTCTCCATTACCGGATACGTCTAACCAATAATCTGGACAGTCTCCTATATTAGGAGGCCACATCTGATTCGTGTTCTTTTTGTATAGTGTAATACCAACTAAAACAAGAATAATAATTAAAAGAATAAACATTATAACTAAAATCATTTTTTGAAAACCTCCCATTACTTTTATATATTTGTATAAAAAAATAAATTTTCTTCTGATAAATATATAAATTAACAATGGAATTATCAGACAGAAAATCATCCAACGGAAGAGTTGATATAAACGGCCCTAAAACTTCAGATTTATTTCAAATGTATGATAAAATACCCGTAAATCAATGCACTACTTTTAGGAATCCAACAGAAGGTTTATGGGATAACACAGCATTATCAAATGCATTTTTTTCAGCAGAAAATATGGTGATTATACAAAATGGTATTCGTGCCGGTGTTTATAAAAAATCAAATGGTCAATATGTGATAAGTGACCAAGACGGAGACACTTTAAAAATTATAATGCGAAGTATTTTTTTACAACATACTTCTAACCAACCCACCAATATTAAGGGACAAGTGAATGAATTAAACAAAATTGTATTAGACTACTCCATACCACAAGTATATTCAGAGGCGGTTGGGTACTATAAATATTTAGAAGACGCATCTACAATGTACACTCCAATTGCTCCACCGATAATGTCTTCCAATAATGACAAACAACTTGTGTTGAAACCGTGGTTTTAATTTATTCACTAGTAACTAACAAAGCCTTTTTAACTTTCTTTTTTTCACTACTACCGCCAATATTTTTTCCGGCGACTTTGTCAGCATTTTCTCTTGCTTCGCGGTACTTGTTATATTCTTTTTCCAATACATCTAACTCTTTCAACCACATCTGACACGTTGTTGTTGTTTTTACGTATTCCAACTCTGCAACTTTGTCAGCGTGTTCCTTGTTTAAGCGTGTAACGTTTTCTTCTGTTACACTATCCATCGGTAGTTTTACTAAATATTTATATTCTTCGTCTTGATTCACGGTTTCATACTTTTTGTTCTTCAACATTTGAACAACCTCTTCCTTTTTCTTGCGTCTCAAATCAACAGAACCTTCTAATAATTCGGTTATATATCTAGACTTATTAGACAACAACATCAAATCTTGGGATAACGCACCAATCAAATAGTCCTTTCGTTTTTGATAAAGTTCAATTCTTGTCACAAAATAGTCATCAATTATTTCTTGAACTTTTTCATACTTTTTGAGTTTATCGTGTGCATCAAACAAATGCATATTTGACGTATTATTCGTAGTAAATAATTTAAGCTGTTTCTCTAATCCATTGCATCCGTGGTCTAACTGTACTGCTTCTAATTCAGCTAATTTTCCTTTGTGTAATGTCACAATAAAATCTACCGTCGTATCTTTACTCATATCATCATATTCTTTCACTACTGGATTTATTTTCTTACCAGTTTTATCAACAGTTTCAGTTAAACTTTCCAAATATTCTTTAAAGTCATCTGTCCAATAACCAACTGGTAGTTCTGTTACACGAATCTTATCACTTCCTAGTTTTTCATATTTTCCTTTGAATAAATATTTTCCTTCTTCAGAAATTTTTTGAATACTTCCTTTGAATCCTTCGTAGTAAGGTGTAAATTCTGTTACACCGTTATCACTTGT